TGTACAAGTATATTTATATTGTGAATTGTTTAACAAACCATACGAGGAATTTAAGTTTGGAGTAATAGACAAGTCATCATTAGATATAGGTATATATGATGTAAGCGAGGAGTTTTATCTACAGGGTAAAGCCAAAGTAACAAAAGCATTAGAACAATTTGAGACATTTTTTATTAACGGAGCAGACTTAGATAGTTACTGTATTAAAGGAACATTATGAATAGAATTACTAAAGAAGATTTATCCATAGATTCTCAAAATAATATAAGAATTAATCCTGAAAAAGAGATGACTTATTATGATGAGGGTTATAGTAAGCAAATTGAAGTAGATGGAGAAACTTATTACACAAAACCAAAAGGCGAATATTATAAAAAAAAATTAGGTGTAATGGATGAATATATTGAATTTGATTTTGATTTATTAGATTTAAGTTATAAATACTATCGAAGCGATTTATATTTTGAAAGGTTTGAATATAAGTGCAGTCAAAATAGTTATGTAAATACCATTTGTAACTTAGCAAATTACGACTTATTTGACAAAAGAATACTTGCTGTCTATTCAGGTAAAGGTATGAGATGTTATTGGCATAAGGGGCAGTATGAAAAATATTGGGAATGGTTAATGATTGATGATAACTTAGATGTTTTAATCGATACTTACGGTTGGAGTAATTCTTTGTGGTATCAAATAAAAGCACAGGATTTATTTAAAATACCATATAAAACTATAAAAAAACATAATAGTGAATTTATTGATTTCTTTGCTTATTTTGGTATTCATTTAAAATATGGTTACAAAAAAAATATAGAGAAATATAATGCGAAGAAAAAACAATATAAAGAACAACAAGAAAGAGCAAAAAATAAATACAATTACAATGCTTACATTTATAATGATTATGTAAAACCTGCTTCAAAAACTTATATACTTAAAGATAAAAACACAGGTTATTATAAGATAGGTAAATCTATAAATCCACTTGATAGAGAAAAAACCTTACAAGCAGAGAAACCAACATACGAATTAATAAAGATATTTAACAACGACATAGAAACAGACTTACATAAAAAATACAAAAAACAAAATGTAAGAGGAGAATGGTTTAACTTAAACAAAATACAATTAAAATATATATGCACGAGTTATGAATAAGGAAGCAAATAAAATAGCAAAGAACATTATAGATATATCAGGAATCGATGTATTTAAAAACACAAGGAAAAGAGAATATGTAGAGATGAGGTCTTTGCTTACGTTTATGTTGAGGCATCATTGCGATATGACCTTTTACGATATAAGAGACTTCTACGAATCTAAAGGAAAGCATTACGATCACGCTACAGCTATATATAGTTTAAATGCTTTTGAGATGCACAGAAGATACAATCCTAAAATAGATAAGTATTTTGACATAGCACTTCTTAGACTAAGAAACAAATCAAAATTAAGACGAGCATTAATAAACCACATAATAGACTACACAAAATCAAAGGACTTAAAGAAGCTCCTTAGAATAGTAGATACATTACCCTTAAAAGATATAAATGGAAAAGAACAACAAAAAGAGAAAAGAGATACCCTTGTATAAAGGACTAATAAAATACTTTCCTGACGCACTATGCGAAGTAGCAAGAGTAAGCTACATAGGAAGTAAACAACATCATCCTGACGAGGAGATACATTGGGATAGAGAAAAAAGCTCAGATGATCTTGATGCACTTATGCGACACCTAATGGAAAATGGTATGCACGATATAGATGGAGTAAGACACTCTGCAAAAATAGCTTGGAGAGCATTAGCACACCTACAAAAAGAAGTAGAGGGAGACAGAGACGAACAATGGTACATAGACCAATACAATCGCAACAGACTACCACACGATCAAATAATATCAGGAACAGAATGATATACAACCAAGACTGTATGGAAGCTATGAAAGAGATGTCAGACAATCAGTTTGACTTAGCTATTGTTGATCCTCCTTATGGTTTAGGAATAAGTAATACTGAACAAATTGGAACAAGTAAAAAACACAAAATTAAAGATTGGGATAATTCTATACCAAAACAAGAGTATTTTGAAGAACTTAAAAGAGTATCAAATAAGCAAATAATATGGGGTGTGAATTATTTTGATGGGATGTGTTTGAATGGTGGTAGAATAATTTGGAATAAGTTGGGTAAAGATATTGGTAGAAGAAAAGTTGCTCCAACTTTTAGTGAATGTGAAATAGCTTATTATAGTGGTGCTAATAATGTTAAAATGTATTCATACACTTATATAGGTAATGTTCAAGGTAACAATTATCAGATTTTATGGAGTAACACAAACAGAATACATCCTACACAAAAACCAATAGAACTATATGAATGGTTGCTTATGAATTATGCTAAAGAGGGAGATACAATACTTGATACACATTTAGGTAGTGGGTCCATAGCTATAGCTTGTCATAACTTAGGCTTTGAGCTAACAGGATACGAAATAGACAAAGAATACTTTGAAGCAGCAAAGAAACGAATAGAACAACATAAACAACAAGGCAGACTATGGTAAAAGAAAACTATAAAGTTAAATCTATTAAGAAAGAGCTTTGTAAAGAATGGTTGTTATATAAACACTATGCTAAAAGAATACCATCAATATCTTACGCTTTTGGTTTGTTTGATTCTAAAATGATGCAAGGTATTTTGACAGTAGGTAAACCTGCAAGTAATGCTTTATGTATAGGTGTATGTGGAAAACACAATTCTAAATATGTTTATGAGTTAAATAGATTGTGTGTAAATGATGGTTTAAAAAAAAATGTATTGAGCTATTTTGTTTCACAATCACTTAAAATGCTAAATAATATAATTTTAGTTAGTTATGCAGATACATCACAAAATCACAATGGTTATATTTATCAAGCTACTAATTGGATATATACAGGAGCTACAAAAGAAAGAACAGATATAGGAAGTGAAGATAATAAACATAGTAGGCACTATGATAAAAATATAGATTATAAAAAAAACAGAAAGTTTAGAAGTTCAAAACATAGGTACATATTTTTTATTGCAAGTAAAAAGAAAAAAAAACAATGGATCAAAGAATTAAATTATAAAAAACAACCATATCCAAAAGGACAAAACACAAACTACGACACGAGTTATAAAACAACAACCCAAACAGAATTATTTTGAAATCAAAGAAATATACTACAATACAAAGAATAAAAAGATTAGAGAATATAGTAAGCCAAATCTATATGAGTGTAGAGGTGATAAAACAACGGCTTGACAAAAAAGAAGAAAAGTAACGTTATATATTTGATTAATCAAAGTTTTTCAAAATGTACAAATTAGAGAATAGAGGAGGTAGAAGATTAGGAGCAGGTAGAAAACCTAAAGCCGATGAGCTTAAGTTAGTTGAGAAGTTAGATAATGTAATTGACAACGAAATAGCTTTAAAGAAATTAGGCGAACTAATAGCTAAAGGCGACATACGAGCAATACAAATCTACTTTAACTATAGATACGGAAAGCCAAAAGAAAAGATAGATATAAACTCATCAGAGGGATTAAACATTAGCTTTAAAGACTTAATAAGATTTAAGTGATAGACATAAACCCTAAATACCAAAAGTTAGCTAACGACACAAGGTATTACATAATCACAGGAGGTAGAGCATCAGGTAAATCATTCTCAGTAAACCTAATGCTTGTGTTACTAACATACGAAGCAAACCACACAATACTATTTACTCGTTATACATTAACCTCAGCTTATGTTTCAATTATTCCTGAATTTATAGAAAAGATAGAGCTGTTAGATAAGTTTGATGACTTCCACATAACTAAAGATGAGATCATTAATTTAAAGTCAGGAAGCAAGATAGTATTTAAAGGTATTAAAACCTCATCAGGAGATCAGACAGCAAACCTTAAATCTATTACAGGTGTTACAACTTGGGTGTTAGATGAGGCAGAGGAATTAACAGACGAGGGTACGTTTGATAAGATAGACCTTACAATAAGAGAAACTAAAAACCAAAACAGAATTATATTAATCCTCAACCCTACAACTAAAGAGCATTGGATATATCAAAGATTCTTTGAAGATAAAGGAATACAAGAGGGAACTAACACAGAGAAAGACAACACTACCTACATACACACTACATATCAAGACAACTTAGAAAACCTAAGTAAATCATTCTTAAAGCAAATAGACGATTTAAAAATAAGGAGACCACTAAAATACAAACACGCTATAATGGGTGGATGGTTAGATAAAGCTGAGGGTGTTATATTTAATAATTGGAAGATAGGACAATTCAAAAGAGTAGGTGTAAGTGTATGGGGTCAAGATTACGGATTTAGTAATGATCCCTCAACCCTTATAGAAACTAATATAGACACTTCTAACAAGCGAATATACTTAAAAGAGTGTTATTACTTACCAAGCCTAACAACAAGCGATATAACACGCTTAAATCAACAACACGCAAAAGGTGGTTTAATAATAGCTGATAGTGCAGAGCCTCGACTAATAAGTGAGATACGAGCAAAAGGCTGTAATGTAAAGCCAAGCGTAAAAGGTCAAGGTAGTGTAACCTACGGAATATCACTCTTACAAGACTATGATCTAATAATAAGCGAGGATAGTATAAACCTCATTAAAGAACTAAACAACTACTCTTGGTTAGAAAGAAAGTCTAACACACCTATAGATAAGTTTAATCATTTAATAGATGCAGTAAGATACGCTGTAACCTTTCAGCTTAAGAATCCTAATAGGGGTAAGTATGCAATAAGATAGTTTCTAAAAGTTTTATTTTTTACGTTATATATATATATGAAAGTAGAGGTTTATATTCCTGATACTCTTAGCGAGATCACATTAGACAAGTATCAAAGGTATTTAAAGATACAAGAGAACAACAAGATGAGAACTTCTTAGCTATTAAAATGATAGAAATATTTTGTGGACTAAGAGGCGATACGATAATGGCAATGAAAGCTAAAAGCATCAAAGACATAACACTTATACTTACACAAATGTTTAATGAGAAACCTCAGCTTGTAAAAGAGTTTAAGATGAATGGTATGACTTATGGTTTTATTCCTAAGTTAGAAGATATGAGCTTTGGAGAGTATATTGACCTTGACACTTACATAGGAGATATGGATAACATACACAGAGCTATGAATGTTTTATACAGACCAATCAAACAAAAGTATCAAGACAAATATCTAATAGAGGACTATACAGGAAATGATCCTGAGAAGATGAAAGATATGCCAATGGATGCCGTACTTAGTTCGATACTTTTTTTTTACAATTTAGGGATGGACTTGTCGAAAACTATGCTGAACTCTTTGGAGGACAACAAGGAAACCAACTTAGCACAATATCTAATTTCGGAAGAAAATGGGGATGGTATCAATCACTTTTCGGACTCTCTCAAGGAGATATTAGAAGATTTGAGGATATCACTAAACTAAACATACATACCTGTCTTTATGCTTTAAGTTTTATGAAAGAGAAAGCAGAGGTAGAATCAAAGAATATAAAAAGTAAATTCAATCGATGAGCAATCAAGGAGTAAGAGGCTATTACCAAATCACAGAACTATTAAGACTAATCTCTTAACAGACGAGAATGTCAACACAGTAACAACAGGCGACATATTTGACATAGACTTATCTAAACAAACAATCTTTCCTTTAAGTCATATAATAGTAAACAACGTAACTATCCAAGAACAAGTCCTCAACTTTAACATTACAGTAATGTCTATGGATATAGTAGATCAGTCTAAAGATGAGGTAACAGATATATTTGTAGGCAACAACAACGAGCAAGATATTATAAACACACAATTAGCTGTAGCAAACAAATTAGTAGGGTTACTAAGCAAAGGCGATCTATATAGAGACAAATACCAATTAGATGGAGATGCTTCTTGTGAGTTCTTTTATGAAAGGTTTGAGAATCAAATGGCAGGAGTAGCTTGTACGTTTAATGTATTAATAGCAAATGATATAAACGTATGCAGTTAAAACTAACAAAAGAATATTTAAATAACTTTGGTAAGTTTGTCGTGCAACAAGCAAGATCAAGGCTCACGAAAGGTAATAAAAACGTAAACAAGAAACTATATAACAGTATTAAGTTTAAGCCTTATACTTCTAAAGATGCTGTAGGTGTAATTTTTGAAATGGAAGATTATGGTAAGTTTCAAGATGAGGGAGTAAGAGGTGCTAAATCTTATTATGCCGATGAAAACACAAGTGGAAGTCCATATAAGTTTAAAAGCAAAGGTGGTAAAAGAGGTTTTAAAGGTATGCCACCACCAAAAGCATTTAAAGAATTTATAAAGAGAAAAGGAATGAAAGGTAGAGATGCAAAAACAGGAAGATATATAACAAACGAAACTCTACAGTTCTTAATAGCAAGAAGCGTATTTACAAAAGGGATAAGAGCAAGTATGTTTTTTACAAAACCTTTTAATCAAGCATTTGAGAAACTTCCTAAAGAGCTACAAGAAAAATTTGGAATTGATATAGAAAACGCAATATAATGGCAAACATATTATTAAAAAGTCCGTACTTTGTTACTGTAACAACTGCATCGCATTTGTCAGCTAAAATGCAGCTTACGATAGATGGTACATTACGTTATACAATACTAAAGAACGCAACAAGCAATAGAACATTATTTGAGATAGCAACGTTAGCTAAAGACTATTATACAGAAAGCTATGGTGGTAGTACAGGATCAACTTTCGATACAGTAGCTATATCTTATGTTATAACAACTTATACAGGATTAAATGGAACAGGTACAGGAACAGCACAAAGTGCAGTAACACACACAGGCTTTTATGGATATTCTTTTTTTGCTAATGGCAAATCAGCTAACGAAATAGACCCTGATGATTACGAACTAACTAACACAGGCGATTCAAGAATTATCTATCTACCTGAAAACACAGCAAGTTTTGCTTGGGATATGAACTCAGGAACAAAAGATAAAACTACAATAAGCACCTCAGCAACAAGCGTAACCTCAGCATCAGGTCAATACACTTGGACAATACAAAGGATATGTAGTGCAAAATACAGTTTTGTGCAAATGAGGTTTATAAATAGGAATGGCGCACCTCAAGACTTTCATTTCTTTTTAAAGTCAGTAGAAAGCGTAAACACTAAAAGCGAAACATTTAAACGTAATATATTTGATTATGCTACATCTGAATATGACCCTAAACAACATCAACAAACAGTATTTAACAAGTCAGGCAGAAGAAGATACACATTAAACACAGAATATCTAATTGAAGATTATAACGCTGTTATTGAAGATATTATGTTAAGCGAATATGTATGGATAAAATACACATCAACAGAGGGTAGCAGAATAAGACCTGTTATTGTCAACACAAGCTCTTTAGTTAAGAAAACATCAGTAAACGACAAACTAATACAATACACATTAGAAGTTGAAGAAGCTAATGATGTAATAGATAATGTAGTATAATGAAGCGTGAGTTACAATTATTTATACAAGACACAAAAGTAGATTTATTTAAAGATGAAACAGTAAGTCTGACAGATACTATACAAAACGTAAAAGATATAGCTAAAATCTTTACAACCTTTACAAAGACTTTTACACTTCCTGCATCACAAGTAAACAACAAACTATTCAAGCATTATTACAACTTTGACATATTAGATACAACTTTAACTAAAAGTGCTTTTGATGCTCGTATTAAAGTAGCAGCGAGAATAGAACTTAACTTAGTTCCGTTTAAAGATGGTAAAATAAAGTTAGAGGGTGTTGATATGAAAAACAATCAACCCTATGCTTATAGAGTTACATTCTTTGGTAATACAGTTGATTTAAAAGACATTATAGGAGAGGATAAACTAAACGTACTTACCTCCCTTAATTCACTAAATAAAGACTTTGACCAAGCCAATATAAAAACATACTTAGAAAGCAACCCTGCTTCTAATGATATTATAGTGCCACTTATTACACATACTCAAAGATTATATTATGATAGTGGCGACACAACACACAACACAGGGAACTTAGACCCATCAAGCAACAAACACGGAGTAAGATGGGATAACTTAAAATACGCTATAAGAGTACATAACATCATAGAAGCTATACAAACAAAATACGGATTAACATTTTCTAATGATTTCTTCACAGAGACAAGCAACGATCAATACTCTAAGTTGTTTATGTGGTTACACAGAAAAAAGGGTGTAGTAGAAACAGGAGATCAAATAGCTAACTTTCCAAGTATTGTAGATGGATGGAGTACAGGTGTAGGAACGTCAGGCTACACGCAAATGGTAACCACTACAACTCTAAGACTAACTGAGGATGCAGAAACTTTTGGAACTGCTTTTACTTTATTGTTGTTAAATCCTACAGGCACTTATGATATACTAATAGAAAAAGATGGAGTTAGTTATTATTCTGAGAATGGTATATCATCAACTAAAACCATAAACTTATTTTCGTTAAATGGTGGTGTTGCACAAGCAGGAGACTATACAGTAACAATTACAGTTACCTCAGCAGTATCTTTTCAGTCTATAAATTGGTCAATAACTACAGATGAATTTGGTACAGTTATTACAGATCAGTTTAATACAGGTAGCTATACAGCCTCAGCCACATTTGAGTTTGTAATAACAAGTCAAATACCTGAGATGAAAGTAATAGATTTTTTATCAGGTATATTTAAGATGTTCAATTTAACAGCTTTTGTAAACAACACAGGAACGATTGTAGTTAAAACCTTAGATAGTTATTACACAGGTGGAACATCATACGACATAACAGAATATATAGATATAGATCAAGGACAAGTAAACGTAGCTTTACCATTTAAAGAAATTAGCTTTAGTTATGAAGATACTGATAGTTTCTTTGCAGCTATACACAACCAACTATTTAATAAAGAATGGGGTACTATAAACTACAACAATAACGAATCTTTAGATGGTGGTTTATATAAATTAAAGCTACCATTTGGTCATATGAAGTTTGAAAGACTTTTAGATATACACGATTCAAGTTCTACAACTACACAATGGGGTTGGAGTGCTGATGATAATCAAGATTCGTATATAGGTAAGCCTGTATTGTTTTATCCTATATATACTTCTGTGGGAAGTAAAACTGTGAGTTTTGTAACTATAATAAATGAAGATCAAACATTCAATACAGATGTAGAGATAACAGGATCAATAAATATGCCAAGCAATTCTGTTGCGTTTGCTTCAGGAACAAGTACAGCTAACATTAATTTTTTTAACGAGCTTAACGAATACACAGGAGATGATACATTTACAGGCACATTGTTTCAAAACTTTTATTCTACTTACATAGGTCAAGTATTTAACAGCAAAAATCGATTAACAAAAATAAAAGCAAGACTACCTATGAATATACTTTTAAATTATTCATTAGCAGACAAGTTTATAATAGGTGGCACAGAATACAGAATAAACAGCATAACAACAAACCTAACAACAGGCGAGGCAGAGATAGAACTATTAAACGTATTATGATAAAAAACATATTAGAGATGTTACCCTATGTAGAGGGTGGATCAGAGCTTATAGACATAGCAAAGGGTAAATACAAATACCCTGAAACAGTAAGGGAAGCGTATAACAATTTTAAAAAGGAATTATGGCAAAACAAGTAGTAGTAGATTTAAAAGCAAATACAGGCGATGTACAAAGAGGTATGGATAAATTGGCTGATGCTATTGCAGATCTTAATAAAGCTCTTGGTGGCTTTAACAAAGAAGCAGAGGGGTTAGATGACGTGGCAGACGCAGCAGTAAAAGCAGAAAGTAAATTC